GAAATCAACAACGGCACATCGCGAGTGCAGGGGTTCAAGGATTTTATTCTTATAGTTACAGGTGAAGATGAATCGACAGTTCCCAGCAAACTCCTCAATAAACGCCCGTAGGAGGAGTTGAACATCGTTGGACGTGTTATCTGCCTCATCAATGATGATGACCTTGTGTTTAGAATCCGAAGTAAGTGAGACGGTCGAAGCGAAGTTCTTCGCATTGTTTCTGACAGTATCGAGGAATCTACCCTCGTCGGATCCATTGATGACATATACATCTGCTCCAAGTTCATTACATAGTGCCTTAGCAACTGTGGTCTTTCCAATACCAGGAGGACCAGCAAGAAGCATATTAGGAATTTCGCCTTTATTTAGAAACTCCCGAAACATTTGTTTTGTAGTCTCTGGGAGAATACAATCCTCAATAGTCTTAGGGCGATATTTCTCAACCCAAATAAAATCACTCATAATCAAATCCAATCAGGTTTACGCTCAGGAATACGCAGATAATTGTCTGCTACCCAAGGTTTGGAAGCAATATACATTTTATAAGCAGTAAATGTATCAATGCTGCCATCAAGTTTGTATTCGTCGGGCATAGCACGAGCGAATGGAGTTACTTCTGTAATCTTTCCCCTTGGAAACAAATAAAAAGCATCCACAAGAGTCTTATAACAGGAGTGAGTCTTATTATACCGCAAAGTGTATTCATCACACAAGTTCAATCCATGCTTAATCAACCAATATGCATTATGGATACTTTCCATTGCCCACTTGGTACACGGATGATTGCGAAATGCTCCCTTCTCAGTTTTGTATGGAGTATGATCTGCTTTGAGTAATGGACCATAGTTATGTCCCCACTTTTCTGATGCTACAATAGAAAGCATTTGACAGCATTCTAGGGGCATCTTCACGATATGTTTATCGGGGAGACAAATGGCACTTTCTGCTGGCCAGGGAGAAGTCACAAAAATGTTCATAATTAAAAACAATACTTTTTAACTACATACTTAACTTTTTTAGGTTTATCTTCCATCCATAGTGCTTCCTTTTCAAGGAGAAGGGTATGTTTACCTGATATTGAAACTGATTTCATAAGATCTTTATTTTTATTGTGTGAAAGATTCATTGAAGTAGGTGAAATACCAAATTCTTTTACATCATTCATATTCTGTTTACATGCTTGAGCAACATGCACTGATTCATGAAATAAAGTTTCGTTTATGTAGTACTTAGAATTTTTATTAGAAAGAATTCTGTCTGTACAAAGAACCATCGTTTTAGATGTGTTTTGATACCAACCATAAATGTCATGTTTACGACAAATGGGTGTGTTTTCAACTACCCGAATTTTTTTTGAAATCATATTATAGATTTCGGTTCCTTCGGGAGAAAGATAAAGAAGAAATTGCATCATCCAAATGTGGAATCAGGTTCCAGAGCAATATAATAGGTCAGATTATACTTGGTATTCGTGAACTGTGACAAAAGTTTAGAAGAGACCACCACGTCATAAGCGCCAGGAATGATCTTGATGTTTTCAACCTTGAAGTTAAAACTGAACTCTTCATCAGTCTCACCAACAACGATGGCATATTCGTTAGAAGTATCATTCTTCTTATCACGAACCACCAGTTTGATTACACCATTCTCTCCAACAGCGGAAAGGTCAGGAAGTTGGTAAACTGCTGCTGCCTTCACCAGTTTTTCCAAAGAAGTGCTATCCAGTTGGAAACACACATCAGATGAAGGAAGTTGAATGTCCTTATCGGGAGGAGAAATAATCACGTTTGGATCTGCAAAGAAATACTTCACACGACGCTTACCCTCTTTGATGCTGAGATAAGATTCTTCAGCAAAATCAAGATCAGGATCTTGATGAAGTCCAAGACCATTCAGAAATTGATTAAGATCGTAGATTGCAAAACTACGAGGAAACTCCTCAGTAATATCTGCTTCAGCAAGAATGTTCTTAGCAACAGAAATAGTGCGGAGTTTGTTACCCTGCTTCACAAGAATAGAGTTATTGATGCCAGCAAAATTCTTGAGAATGGTCAGGGTGTTGTCAGAGAGTTTCATAGTTTTATCTTGAAGTTTCATTGATTGTAGGTTTCACGGACAGCATTCTTATCGTTGAAGTTCATCAAAAGAACAGCATAGTGCAAGATCTTCATGATATCACGGCGGGCACTGCCCTTCTTATCATAGCGAGAAGCATACTTAAGAATGTTACTGCGACAGAATGCTTCACCATCACCACACGCTTCAATCAAATCCAGAGTTTGGATCTTTTGATCTCCAGCAGAGTAGTGTTGATTGTAAGTACCACGAATGTACTCAAGAAGTTCTTTTACAATTTCTTCTTCATTATATTTCCAGAATCCATTTGTATTTGTATTTTCGGGCATTTTAATATCTAAAGAAAGTTGATTATAACTATTGGTATCATAAGATTGTGACCCAAAGACGATCATATCTGGAGAAGAATTTGGATTTCCAGTTAAACTAACGCCATCCTCAATCCAGAAATCTTGGTTCGATGTGTTGTTCATGAATTTAAAGTCATTTTCAGAGTACGGATATTCGTCCATAATAAAAGAGAACGGTATTTTATACTGCCATTATTATATCAGAAAGTATCTGAGGGGTCAAGTTCCTGACGATCCTGAGGCATTTGGAAATCAGCATCCACCTTGTCATAAAGTTCAAGGAATGCTTGCTTGGTTTCATCATCAAAACGATTCACACAAACTTGGATTGCCTTTGCCTTATCTTTGAAAATACTATAGGCACGAATGATGTGGACCAGGCGACGGGTGCTGATGATTTCCTCAATACCACCATCATAGAAGGTCTTGCGGATGATATCACTCCAATCAACCAGGCGCTTGCAGAAGTCACGGTCTTCCACGCCAAGGTCCAGAGCAATTCCTTCCAGAATCTTCTGCTCAGTGGCAGGAGAAGGATAGGACTGCTCAAAAGTCACAGGGAAACGCTCAAGGAATGCCTCATTGAGGACATTGGTGCCGATGAAACGACCGTCATCAGAACCCTTACCCTTAGTATTGGCAGTAGCGATAACGTTGAAACCAGCAGCAGGTTTCACCCAACGTCCAATCTTTTTCAGAAACACACCCTTACCTTCAAGGATGGATTGGAGACAGAGGATTTTGTTAGAAGCAAGGTCAATTTCATCGAGTAGCAAGATTGCCCCTCGTTCGAGTGCTTCAATGACAGGTCCATTGTGCCAAGCAGTGTTGCCATCCACAAGGCGAAAACCGCCAATAAGATCGTCTTCATCAGTTTCAATGGTAATGTTTACCCGGATGAGTTCACGTCCCAACTGGGCACATGCCTGCTCAACAGAAAACGTTTTGCCGTTACCAGACAGACCCGTAATGAACGTCGGATAGAATAGACGGGACTGAATAATTTTTTTAACATCAGCAAAGTTACCAAACTTGACGAAGGTATCATCTTTTTCAGGAATAAGATTTTGTTCGACAGAAGGAAGAGCGGCAGGTGCTTGATAAGAGCGTTCGATTTCCTCAACTCGTTCTTGAGTCACTTCAAGATTCCAACGACCGCGAGCAGTTTTAAAAGGTTCAAGACGATTAGTAACAGTGGGATAAGAAATACCCTTAGATGCACAATAACCACGAACATCACCAGCAGAAAACTCTGTACCAAACAGAGATTTGAGGTCAGAAATGAGTTGTTCGTCGGTCACAGAAATTTTACGAGGCATGATGTAGTTAGGTGTGTTTCATTTGAACTCTCATATTATACCCATAAAAAAGGCACCTGTCGGTGCCACTGTGACAGTTTAGAAAGTGGATTACTTATTGCTCAACTGCCATGAGAAAACTCTCTACCTCTATCAGGTCTAGGTTTAGTTCTTGGTTTAGGCATGAGTGGGGGAAACACTCCACTTGGGGGAGGTGTAGGTTTACCTCCTTTCTTCACCGCATGAGTCTGAACATTCAAACCTCTACCAGTTTGTTGACCATAAACATTTTCACCAGGCTTACGGAGTTCACCTTGAGTGGTGTACTTGGTGTTACGGTTCCAGGGGAGAGCGTCAGTGACATTGGCACGAACTTCTGCCCATCCCTCAACAATACTCTGTCTCCACTCTTCACTCATATTTGCCATAATAGCAAATGCTGCCTGATTAGTGTCAGCGTAACCTTCAGCAACCAAGTACTCAAGAATATAATCAAAATTATCATAAGATTCTGGAAGACCCTTTTCACCACCAACCTTGTGAGTTTTTCCTGCTTTTAAATTTGCTTTACGATATTCAATATCATCCCTTTCCCAACTTGCCAATTTAGGAGTACCTTCTGGTTTTTTCCCTGGTTGTGTTGGGGCATCTGGAGAAACTTTACGCCCTAAAGTATAATGTCTTGGACCAGTTTTTTCATCACCAGAAATTCTTTTACCAGCATCGGAACGACCTGCCATTTCCTTTTCAGGATCTTTAGCACCCCTTACTTTTTTACGAGTTCTCTTTGCTGCTTCATCAAAATAATTTTCAATTTCTTCATTTGCAAGAGATTTCAACCCATACTTCTTAACATGCTCTCCAGCACGACGACCTGCTTCATGTGCTACCGATGCTGCTTTTGCAACTGTTTTACTAGTTTCTCTAGCAAGTTCCATTGCTTTACGATGACGTTCCATACCAGCAAGAACTTGTCTTGCAATGGCATCACGAATTGGTTTTTTTGATTTTGATTGCTCTTCCTTTGCTTCAGTATCAGCACCTTTTGATTCTGGTTCTTTTTTTTCAGTTTCAGATCTTTCTTGTGCTGCTGCCTTCGCCTTTTTCTTTGCTGCTTCTTTTGCATCAATTTTTGATTTCACTTCTTCATATGAAGGCCCACCTTTTCTTTTTCTTGCCGATCTTGCTTCGGTAAGAACTGTTAAATCTTCAGAAAGATCATAAACAAATTCTACAAAATTATCAAGACCAACTTTTTCGATCAAGATATTAACACCATCTTCATTGAGTCCATAAGTATAGAAATACTCGGTTGCAACTTCTACAATGTCCTCATCAAAGACGGTATTATTATAATCTTCAACTTGCTCTCTGAGATTCTCATCATAAACTGCATGATAAAGCAAGTTGAAATCTGATACTTGTTTGGTGTTCATTTTTTTATCTGTCCTATATTAATATTTATTTTTTGTTATGTTTTTTAACTCTTGCTGCCTTCACCACTGGTGTAGTTTCTACTACGGGTTCTGGTGTAGTTTCTACTACGGGTTCTGGTGTAGTTTCTACTACGGGTTCTGGTGTAGTTTCTACTACGGGTTTTACATCTGAAGAAATAAGATCTAAAAATCTACCCATTGTACTATACAAAATACTCTTCTTATATTTATCAAGCAACAAGTTCTATAAACTCACCAAGAATCCTTTTATTCATCTTCTTAGATTTAAGACTCTTCACAAATGCGGATTTGATTTGAGACTTGGTAGCATAATCGGCAACTTCAAATTCAGATTCCTGAGCAAGCGTTGCAGCAGAAAGACCGAAATATGCATTATAACCAGAAGTCTTAATATTGAATGCCTTTTCTTTCTTCCATGCACTCATAGTCTTATCATAAGTATCCCCATAGTATCCACAGTAACGACGAATAAAGTGCCCAGCATCACGAGATTCGAGTACACGAATACCAATAAAGTTCATATCAGTAAACCTGTCACGAAGATTGCGAAGTAGTATGTTAGTAAATTCATAATATTCGCAATCACAAGAATAAGTCATGCCAGTCTTTCGATCACGAATAAAAGAATTAGAACCAATGTGTGCAGTGCCCATGTAAGGTTCTTCTTCCCATCTGCGTTGAACTTCGCGGTGATATTTAAGTAGAGCACCTTCACCATCAGTCAAAATTACACACTGAACTTTTTGCAATTTATTTTCTTTCTCAAACTTAGGAAGAATCTGATGAAGAGAAATTAGTGCCTCATTCAGGGGGGTTCCAGAAAGACTCATACCCACGGGACATGTATAGTAAACGTAAGAATTATAACGGAAAGAAGAAGCAAGACGGTAAATATTCCTCATCTGATTATCTAAAGTCTTACCATTCACTTTGCTAGTGAGAAGGTTCATCATTGAAAACCATTCACCAACTTGAACAAGACCATCTCTTTTATCATAGGAAAGTTCACGTAGAGTTGCCCTACCTTCTTCATCATAAGAAACCAGAGGATACTCATTGGTAAATGCATAAACCTCAAAGGGAATAGAAACCTTCTTACAGAACCAAACAAGGTTAAAGAGTTGCTTAATAGTATCAAGCATCACATCACTCATAGAACCAGACCAATCGAGGACAAACACCAGACCATGGTTCTTACCATCGGCAAGAGTGGTAACTTTCTTAAAAAGATCCTCATTGTATTTGTAGGTATGAAGTTTAGTGCAGTCCAGAACACCAGTACGGGCAGTGGTAGCACGGGCATAAGAGTCTGCTGCCTTACGACACTCAAACTCTTTGACCAGATAGTTTACTTCTTTCTGAGCAGAACGCTTGAACTCCAAAAACTTCTTGTCAACTTCACCAAAGATTTCCTGTTCAGAATATTCTTTTTCCTCCAACCAAGATCCCCAGTATTCATCACACTTAGAATGAATCTCGGAGTTAGGGACAATAATTTTATTTAAATCGACCTTAGGCAACTCCAGATAAACATTCTCATAACCATCCACATTGGCAAGATCCTTCAGTGCCTCTTCCAGAGACTCCATGGTTTTAACCTCAGGTTCTTCATTATGCTCATCAGAAGTTCCACCATAAGATTCAGTTTCACCAGGTTGCTCCTGGTCACTTTCATTCTCACCTTCAGGTTGGTCGGAGAAATCAGAGGCAGGTTGGTTTGATCCAGAATTCTGAGACTCCAAATCATCCATGGGGATCTTAGTTTCTTCCTGCTGCTTTTGCTTACAGAACTTGTAGAGTGCCTCAGCAGTAATCAAAACATCAGCAAAGGTTTCGGTATCAGCAATCATATTGATGATTTCCGTTTCTTCACCACGCTCAACAGGAATATCTACGAAGTTACCAATCTTAAACCAGAGGTTAGCACGATCAGCAAGATTATAAGTATCAAGGTCATCATCATTCAGTTGGAAAAAATCTTCATCGGACAACTCCTTGTAACCGTTATAGAAGGTCTTAGCGAGACCAGCATAACGACGCTTCATCAGTTTCTCAATACGGGCATCCTCAACCACATTTACAAACTGTGGGGGGATCTTGTGCTTTTGCAACCAATCCTCATCAGGAGTATAGAGAGCATGACCAACCTCATGACCCACCAGAAGATCATACACGGTGCTACTTGCTCGCTCCCACATAGGCAGGGTCAGCACACGAGTATGGACATTAAAGCAGGCAGTCTCTACCTTCTTATGCTCAACCACAAGGTCTTCTGTAGCAAGAAGTTTGGCGAGTTGGGACTTGATTTCGTGGCGAACGGTCATTGCTCTGTTGCGTATGGACCTATTATACAAAAAAAGGTGCCGCTAGGGCACCTCAGTGGACAGTTTGAAAAGTGGATTCAGACTCCACCAAGTCTTGCTGGATCAAATTGACCAATACCATAAGTGGCAGTATCAAGTGAACTAAACCCACCACCACCACGACCACCGCGACCACTACTACGACCACCACGTCCACCTTTACTCGTATTTTTCAGGTTTGCCCTACGATACTCCATATCTGCACGGGTGCCACGATCCATTCTACCCTGAGACTGGGGTCTGGTACTGCCGCCTGGATTAGGTTGCATACCAGGGTTTGCTGCCTTGACTCTGCTACCGTGAGTGTATTCAGCACCACTCATAGTTCCAGTGCCAGAAACCATACTACCTCCAGGAGAACGTGAGTTCGCATATTGTGTGGCAGTTTGACCATGCCTACCAGCATAACGTTCTACAATATCATTTTTCCACACTTCACTCATTGCACCAACGATTGCTTGAGCCGATTTCCCATCAGATGCAAAACCTTCTCCAAGAAGATAATCAATTAAATACTCTTCATTATGTCTGTAAGAAATTCTGGGGTTAACTTCATGTTCAGATCCATGTCCTCTACTACCAGTCATTCTATGTTGAGAAAATGTATCTCCTACTCTATCATCACCCCTTTCTTTTCTTGCTGCTCTTCTTTTCTTCTCAAACTCATGTCTTTTTTTAGGACTCATTTTTTTCTTGGGAATAGGTAGTCCAGTAATACCTTCTTCTCTTTCGTCCTTTGCCATACTACAAATACCTTTTCAATTATTTATAAAATAAGAAGCGCCCCGTGAGAGGCGCTTCTTGAGTGCTTGGCGTCGTGCCTTTGCTTGTCGGAGTGCTTGCGGTTTTAGTTTCCGCTTTTGCTCCTTTTTAGAATGATGGTAGCGATTGGGAACTTGCATTAGTCTTAGGAAGATGGGGTTATCTTACGGGAAAAACCTTTGACTTTTTCAAACCTTATGACACTTTCAAATTTGTCCTCAAGTCCACCTTTATGAGAGATCACAAAAGTGTTAGCATCCTTAATCACATAACGAATAATCTTAAGAAATTCATCAGTGCCAAAACCATCAAGAGAACTGTCAAATACCTCATCCATAATCAGCAGATTGGTATTAACTGAATTTTTGACTCGGGCTACTTCTCTCCAAGTGAAGAGAAGGGCAAGGTCAATTCTCATTTTTTCACCCTCACTGAAAGAACTATAAGAAAAGTCTTCGTGAATGGGTGATTTTACCGTTTCGTTAAATTCTTCATCCAAATGGAAATTAATATAAAAGTCCATCATCTGAAGATAACGATTCACCTGCTGATTTATGAACGGAAGATACTTTTTAATTATCTTCGTTTTAACGCCATCATCCTTAAGTAAGGAGTAGGCAAAATCGTAATAAACGATTTCTTCTTTTTTCTTTAAAAGATCTTCAATTGTTTTTTGGAGATTGGTTTGAAATTCTTCTAACTTCTCATGCTCAGTATTTCTGTTTGCAAGGTTTTGGGCAATAGTTTGAATTTCATTTTCAAGATCTCGGATTTGTCTCTGGTTGAGGGAAATCCTAGTATTGTTTTGAGAAATCTCATGGTTGAGTTTCGTAATCTCCTTGGAAAGTGCAGTGAATTGACGATCTCTCTCCTGTTCGAACTTGATAGTGTTTTCGAGTTCTTCGTAACCTTCCTTAAGTTCCTTTGCCTTATTTTGAGCGTCTGTAATTCTATTTAACCGAAACTCTTCCTCTATAGTTTGAGTACAAGTAGGGCATACCGTATTTTCTGTAAAAAACTTATGCTCTTTCGTAATCACAGATACTTTCTGGGAGATTTTACCTTTAAGATTGTTTAATTTCACTAACTTGTCCGATGCACCGAGAACTTCTTCCTGTTCTTTTGTGAACTTATGGATATCTTCTTCAGTTCTGGAATTCTGCTCAATGTAAATGCCAACTTCAGAATCTAAATTAGCAATCTTTTCTTTATTGACATTAATATTGGCATTTCCACGATTCTCAAGTTCCTCAATGAAATTTTTCTGCATTTCTGCCTTTTCTTTGAGGGTTTGTTTCTTTAGATCTAAAGACTTAATTTGATCTTTTTTTTCTTTTATCTTATCTTTAATCAAATTATTCATTGTAGAAAAAATACGAATATCTAAAAGATCTTCGATAACTTCTCTACGATTTGAAGTAGTCAATTGCATAAACGGTACAAAAGAACTACTACCCAAAACAACAATTTGAGTAAATGATTTATAATTAACCTTTAAAATATTTTCTTCAAGAATTTTTTGATTTGCACGATCATCAGATTCTTTATGGAGAAGTTTTCCCTCAACTTCAATATCAAAAATATTAGGTTTAATTCCTCTGCGCACCAAATACTTTTTATTATTTACGGAAAATTCAATTTCGACGAGACAATCTTTTTCATTTGAACTATTGACTAATTGAGGTTTATTAATTTTCCTAAAAGGTTTATTAAATAAACCAAAAGTCAATGCATCTAGAATTGTAGATTTACCAGATCCATTTGTTCCAATTATAAGATTTGTATTATACTTTTCAAAATCTACTTCAGTAAAATGATTTCCAGTTGACAGAAAATTTTTCCAGCGAATTTTATTGAAGACTAACATTATTTGGAGGAACTACAATATCGTTTGGTGTTATCACCGTGTATTTGTAATTATACATCTTACAAGTCTTTATTGCAAGTTGATCATCAACTTCTACAACGTCCATTTCACCATCTTCTTGATTTTCCAACATCCAGGCATATCTTATTGCATCATCCTCTTCCTCAAATAAAAATAAAACTTTATTTCCCTGAGAATCTTGGACAGCATATGCACCATCATCTTTTCTATCTTTTATGGTGAGAAGGAACATTACTCTACCTCGCAAGATTGCCTATAAAGATCTTGAAAAATGCCTTTTATAATACCTTTATTGAGACTACAGTCCGATTCTTCAATATAACGATTTAATATTGATATGGTATTTTCATCCTCAGTAACAGTAAATTCTTCATCATGATGTATCTCAAAATTTTCAATAATTTTTATTTCATGGGCACCAGATGAATAAAGTTTATCAACAAATTTTTCAAAATTTTTTATATTTGTTTTTTTACGAACAATAACTTTCACAATTTTATCCTTATAAAGGGATGCATTGAAAAGTTTATAATTAGTATCTTCATAATAAACGTTATAAAATAATTTATAAGGATTATTAATTTCAATAAGTTCTAAGGTATCCAAATCAAAGATATGAAATCCCCTGGTATCATCTACGTCATTCCAAAACATTTCATACGGGTTTCCCAAATAAAATATTTTTCCATTATTTGATCTTGTATGGTAATGTCCAGAAAAGACACGATCAAACTTCTCAAATATATCACAGTCCATACCATCTTCCATAATGTGACCCCTATGAGCTCTAAACCCATTGAGTTCAAGATGTCCCATTACACATTTACTGGAAGTATTCTGAATAACTTTTACCGTAGTGTCGTAATTTTCAGAGTTAATCCAAGGAACAAAAACAATTTTAAAATTATCTAATTTTACTTCTGCTATTTCACTATAAGTTTTAATATTTGAATATGTTTGAAGGAGAAGTTCGGGGGAATTAATATTATTAGTATTTTTATAATAACAATCATGATTACCAATAATCATATGAACTTGATAATCTTTAAGTCGATCAAAAACTACTCTTTTGGCCCATTCAAGGCTTTGATAATCTATTGATTTTCGACTATCAAAGGCATCACCCATATGAATTACCGATTCAACATTGTATTTTTTTAAATTTGGAAAAAATACATCATCATAAAATTTTTCAAAATAATCATGGAAATGTTTAGATCCTTTCCGACACCCATAATGAGTATCTGTAATAATTGCTACCTTCATTTATTGTTTCTATATTGAATAGCATCCTTAATAGTATTATAGTCCGAAGCACTGCCAAAAAGCAAGGTCTCATCAACCATCATAACTTCATCATATCCACTTCGCTCAATTATTTTTGTCTTAATTTCCAACTGTTTCTTTTCCTTAGAAATTCTCCTCAAAAAAGCGTAATGAATAATCTGAGTAAAATATGCAAAGGGATTTTTAGATTTTTCTGGATCAAAGTTGTGAATATACTGAACACAATTTTCAATACCATCAGAGATCATATCATCTCTAAACATGTAGTTGACAAAGTTTGGTTTGTAAGACAGGTGCGTGGCGATCTTTAGGAAGCATTCTCCTAGGTAGTTTGTAATCGGTGGTTTACCTTCCCAATGCTTTGCTCTATCTTCCCTTGTCGGTTTTCTAGAATTTTTATTAAAAAAATCTTTTTCAACTTTTTCCCTGTAAACAATTAATGCTTCAAGCAATTCTTTGTTATTTACGTAATGTTCTGATTTCTTTTTGGACATAACATTGGTTTTTTGATAACTTTAATTAATTAATATTATAGCACATTACACGAAAATAAAAAAAAGGCTTGACATATTGCAGAAAAGTCAGTAGACTACCTTTGTCCCGGTTGAAAGATAAGTTATATAGCTATTGAGAATTCTTAAATATATCTTCAAGTATTCTTCTAGACTCCTCTACGCCTGCTACATATCCCATTTTATTTGTATTTGATATTTTAACTTCATTCTCAGTAGTTATATTAGTAGATACTATGCCTTCATTACTATCTACAATATAATTATTATAAAGTTCTATTAATTTATCATCACTACATTCAGTCATAGTAATAATTTTATCTTCTTTTATAATAAAAAAATCTTCATTAGAAGTTTCAATCCAAGGTTTAACTTTTATAAAACTACCATGATTATTGTTAATAATTTTTATAATAACTGGATTTTGAAGAACGATTACTTGATCTCCATCATTTTCATCTATTACTATAAGTGAGAAGATTTCTTCACCAGATACTAATTTTAAAATACAGTAAAATTCTTCTCCCATTAGTTTTTTAGCGAAATGTTTACAATATCGTAATTAAAATTTTCTTCATTATAGACTTTGATTCTTTCTATTAAATGATTAAGTGTGTAATTTTTTCTTGACTTGTAACTAATATCATCGGCAATGTCATATAAAGTTGCTTTTATTTTATTGTTACCTTTTCTTAAAACTCTTCCGATAGATTGGAGATTGCGGATTCTAGACTTTGAAGGTGAAGCAAAAATAACGTTATGTAAATTTTTAATGTTAATGCCTGTACTAAACGTTCCGTATGAAGCCACAATAATTGCATTATTTTCTTTCTCAGTAATTTCTCTAACTTTTTCTCGATCTTCAGTATCTACACCACCATGAACAAAAAATAAATGGCGATCTTCACTGATATTCTTATTTATTAATTCATATAAAGGTTGTCCATGACCTTCTACTCTTGAAAATAAAATTAAAGTATTACCTTTAAGATCGAGAGCAAGGTTTCTTATAAATTTATTCCTTCTCTCATGATTAATAATATATTGAACTTCTTCTTCAAAGTTTTCAAACCTATGTGGTGGGTGTTTCAATAGAAGCACATTAATATCCAATTTGGCAACATGCCCCTTTTTCATCAGTTCTTCTGTTCTGATGATTTTATATGAAGGACCGAATAAGCCTTCCAATACCCATTTATGAGTTTGAGTTCCATCAAGAGTTCCTGTAAAACCAAATCTATATTTTGCATCTGAAAGTTTTCCCATTATAGATATTAGAGACTTTGATTTAAACTGGTGTGCTTCATCTCCAACGACCACATTAAATCTTGAAAAATATTGACGAGGAAGTTTGTAGATGGACTGCCAGGTCGTTATGATGACCTGAGAATCTGTCTCTCTCTCTTTTCCCGCATATATCTTGTGGCAAAATGAACCTACGTCCCAACCATAGTCTGCAAAGTCTTTATACATCTGTTCTACTAGGGAAGTCGTCGGAACGACTATCAGAGTATTTTGCCCTCGCTCAACGTGATATCTCACAATCGAATATATCATCAGAGACTTTCCAGAAGCAGTTGGGGATATCAACA